GAGAACTTGACCCGATGCCAACCCGGTTATTAGTACCGTCAACCTTCAGAGTATTACTGTCGATGTTGATATTGTCATCAACACCACCGGTTGTAATTTGTGTAAGTCCCATGATCAGACCTCCGTGCTAACGGAAGCCTGATATGCAGCAATTACTTCATCAGTCCATAGTGCATTAGCAATCGCTTGTACCTCTGCTACTTCACCACTAATGTCATCGCCAGGGTGAACACAGTGGCGGTGATGGTTGCGTGCCAGTACAACCCCATCCTCCTCAACCACAGTAGTGGTACGGACTTGAATGGTTTGATCAGGCAGAACTTCTTCTTTGTATTCGAGTCGTTTTGTAATAGCCATTAAGAGTGTCCTCCAGACAAAATAGATTTAGGCAGTTGTTTCGTAAGTAAACGAGTAAGCGTACTCAGTATTATCTTTTAGCAGCAATGAAAGGTTTTGACCAGACTGGTTATTACTAGAATCATGACCGCGGATTCTTCCACCAGAAGAGTTGTTAAACAGTCTAGCTACCAACATGTATGGAGCAGTTCCGTTCAATGCACTGGTACTGTCAATACTCCAGTACATGATTGGACCACCAATGTCAAAACCGCCTTCATCGTTTCTTTTAGGAAAAGGTAGCCCTCCATGAATCCAAGCATTGTTTACACCTCTACCTGAAGGAGTACCGTTTAATTGAACGTAAGCCCAGACAGTAACTTTGCTACCAATTTTTACGTACCTACCGTTTTGCTTGTCTGTAGTAGCGTTGTTTTGTCCTTCAACTTGGACCGTAGGCGTCCAATCGCCCTCTTCATAATCGTCGAGAGCATTTGCAGCAGCCCCGTCGCCGTTAAATGAAATGCCGCCACCTGATTGGATTCGCAGCCGCTCGCTAGAATTTACTTTAAAAAGTAATTCATGACCAAAGGTATTGTATCTAATTTCTCCAGGGAAAGTAGAACCGTCTTCGCTGAACCGGAGCCTATTAGATTCATTGGTATCACATACCATGTCTAAAAAAGTATGCTCACTACCTGAAGCGCCGTTCTTGACTACGAGCCCTGTTGCGCCATCAGCAAATGTTGTTGTGTTTATACCAACTCGCCCGGCAGAATCGATCCGCACCCGCTCAGTACCATCATCAGAAATCTTAAATACGTTGCCAGCTCTCAACTCAAAACCGCCAGATCCATCGGACAAACGTATTTGATCTGAGCTTGAGTCAATGTGCAGCTTTTTTGTCGGGGATGTAGTTCCAAGGCCAACGTTGCCATCGGCGGTAATGTCAATTATTTGGTTGGCAAACGCATTTGCTCCTGATGTATTGCTAGACGCGCTAATCCTCAGATTAGAATCAGTAGACCCTGAAATGCCAATACCAAATGGTCTGCGTCCTGCTGCACCGCCATCTCGGCTAAGAACCACATTGCCGTAAGTATTGTCTGAATCTACATGTAGAAATGAATTAGGCGACGACGTTCCAATGCCAACGTTTCCACTTGAGTCGACTGTCAGAAGGTTGGCAGCTGTACCAGATGCTCTGTCTAAATTAAGACTGTTATTTGTAGCATCAATCCTCAGCCCATAATGAATGCTGCTGTCAGATGGTTGAACTGAGAGAGCAACATCACCCGTAGTATTACTTCTAGCCCTACGAGCCTGGACATCACCAGAGCTGTCGATGCGCATCCGCTCGGCACCGTTAGTAATACCAATCAACGGAGTTGACGAGCCAACTGCTTCTAGCTTGAACCCTCCACTGTCAACAGCCGCCGTACCTTCTCTAGTGCCGTTACGGAATAAATCGACAAGAGAGCCTGATGTTCCATCTACAGCAAGTGATCCAAACCCGCTAATGTTTCGTGGCGATGAGGTATTTACTCCAATCTTAGCGGCATATACATTGCCGTCCGTTTCAACGGTTTGCGTGCCAAAGTCCGGGCTGATCTTGGTGCCAGCAATGGCTGCACTGCTGCTGACCTTGGCGTTAGTGACAGCACCATCGACCAGCTCTGACGTGTCGACCGTGTTGTTGCTGGGCTGGCCAATGTTGACCGACGAACCAATGGTGACAATGAAATAGCTTGCACTAGATGCAGGTGCAGCTGCGAAAATGATGTCATTGGTGTCAATCGCAAAGCCTTCAGACGGCTGGCTGGTGCCGCTGTTTGGCTTTTGAACAACGCCGTTAATGCTTACCAGCATTTGCTGGGCAGTAGTTCCAGCGTTGCTAAGAGTGAACCGATAGGCACTGCCGTTAAACGTGGCAGATCCACCGCCTGTGCCGCTTGACGACGACAGTGTGTTGATGAAGAAGTTGCCGACGGACTGCACTTCTTCCCATGCAGAGTCGTTGGCGTCGTAGACCTTCATCTTGCCTGCAGTTGTGTCAAACCACAGGTCACCAGCGTCTAGATCAGTAGTTGGCGCGGATGCTGATACTCGATAACGCTCGTTAAAGTCGTTAATGTCATCGCTAAGGCGAACAACGTCGCTTTCTTTAGCGATTAGCTTGTGATAGGTGTAGGTGTTAAGGGTGCTAGTGGTTTGCACCTGCAGACCTAGGTCGTTGCCCAGTGTTGTGCTGTGCAAGCTGCTGGGAAAACCTGTGATTGTGACAGTCGCGTTACCAGTTGTAGTTGCGCTAGTGCTATTGCCACTGGAATCAACTACGAGACCGCCAGCATCAGTAATCGACACCACAGTTCCGGCGTTGTCGCTGGGATCTGGGTTAGTTGTTGGAAAACTGGACTCGTTTGCAATGGCAACAAAGCCACCCAGGGCGTTGAGCAGTCCAGACACGTAAGTGTTGACTGCTGAACTGGTAGGAATGTCGTTGTTATTGGCTGGTGTCAGCACGTTGCTGATCGTTTTGCCATCCAACTGATTCAATTCTGCAGTCGATGCCGTCAAACCATCAGTGATATTGAGCTCCGTGGTGGTGGCAGTCACGCCATCCAGCACATTTAACTCACCAACTGTTGATGTAATGCCGTCTAATGCGTTTAGCTCGCTAGTGGTAGCAGTGATGCCATCTAATGTGTTGAGCTCAGCAGTGCTGAGTGTTGCACCATCCAGTACAAGCACTTCAGCTTGTGTCAAATCTGCCAATGCTGATGCAGTTGTGTTCTGCATCGTTGCCAGTTCTGTCAGTTCTGCGTCTAACGGTTGATAATTAGCATCAGCAAACGACTTATTGACTGCATCACCACCAGCAGTGGGGTTGGCGAGGTTGACAACTTTGTTGCTATTGACGTTCAAGTCGCCACTCATGGCCCTTGTGCCGTCGGCTAGCACCGCTGTGCTGATAAGAGCGCTTGCAGTGTTAGCTGTGGTTACAGCATTGGACGCATTCGTACTTGCCGTGTTGGCAGTTGCTACTGCAGAGGCTGCATCTGTGGAAGCTTGAGAGGCATCAGCGGCTGCAGCGGTGGCAGAGGTTTGTGCAGCAGTTGCAGAAGCCTGTGCAGCAGTCGCGGACGCTTGTGCAGCAGCACCGGCAGTGTTGGCACTAGCAGCTGCAGCCTGTGCGGTGGTCGTTGCGGTCTGGGCAGCATCAGCTGCAGTTTCAGCACGTTCAGAAATCGCGTCAGCTTCCTGAGTAACAAACAGGATCTGTTCGAAGTTATCGTTTAGATCCTGTGCGCGAATAGCAGAGCCTGGGAAGAAGGTTGCTTTCGGTTCATTAACAGTGGTGTTACGGTAGATACGAACAGCAGTGCCGGTAGCAGGTGCTGTGTTGAACTCGATAGTAGTACTGTTGGCCAGTGAGTATTCAGTTGTGGCGATCGTGACATTATCAATAGAGACTTCAATGTCAGTCGCTTCAATATATTCAAATGTAAATGAAAAGAGGACGGTTGAACCGTCCCCTGTATAGTTATTCTCAATAATTGGGGCCGTCATTACTCGTTTCCGAAGTTAATAAGTGATTCGTATCCGTTAGGTAGACGGTCTTGCTGTGCCGCGTACTTATCCATCATGATCTCAGCATTGAGATCGGGGTACTCGTTACGCAACCGCAGAACTGCGAGCTTCTTAGATTCACGCAGCATTTTGGTGATTTGACGGTAGAAGTATTGGTCTTCCTTCTTAACTCTGTGCCCATCTCTGAGGCGTTGAACGTACTCTTGATGGGCTTCTTTGAAACTAGGCTGGGTCACCCAAGTCTTGATCTTGTCATAAATACCAGTCTGCGAGATATAAAGCTGATATTTACTCTTTTGCTCAGGAGTCAGTTCCACACCACCAAGTTCATCAGAAATGATGCCAGTATCAAACTCAATATCCTCGAGAGCATCTTTAACAACATCATCACCACGCTTCACAACCTTAAATGGGAGGTTTGCATTGCCTAGACCACCATTGCCTGCTGTGATTTTCTCGCCAGTCAGCCAATCATGTGTATCCGCACGCTCACCCAGAACACCAAGAGATGCGCTGTAGAGTTCACGCTCAAATTGGTTGTTGAACTCCTGCATAAAGGGGTGCATGGCGTTTGTCAGGGCACGGCGAGCACCACTAAGGGGGAGAAAGCTGTTAGTGGTTTTGGCACCAAATGCCAGGAAGGTGTCTGGGCTGAACTGTCGAGCATTCAGCAGAGCTGACATAGGCTCCAGACCTTGCAGCATGGACTTATCAGTCAGGTTCACGGCCAAGGCGTGGGACAAATAGCCAGCCAGGTACATCGCCTTGTCTTCCTCTAGGTCACCAGTAGTAAATGCGTAGTGGATGTCAGCCACTGCGGCAAAGATTTGGCCGAAAGGTTCAATTCGGTCATAGGAAACCCAGCGATCACCCACACGGATTGAGCGAGGCTGGTGATGTTCTAGCCATTGCTTACGGCGGGCTCCACCTGCAGGACCATTACCGGTGATCAAGTCCTGGGTGACCAAAGTCGCAGCACCCAGAATCGTCATGGTGCCGAAAGCCAGACGTCCGCGCATAACTGCACCTTCAAAGGTGTCTGTAAACAGGACATCACGGCTTTCTTTAAGAGCCAGGTTCAGTACGGGGATATGGGTACCGGTATAGACCAAGACGTTGTGGCCGGTCTTAACGAAGGGGAAGAAGACACGCAGAGCCGGCACATCGTTGACGAGTGCGCCGAACTTGGCAATTTTGCCGTCTAGTTCAGTCTGGAAGGTGACTTCCTTAGCACCTTTAAGTAGCTCGTCGTTGAGCAGTCCACCGGACTTAGTGAAGTTTCTGCTGTATTCAGACTTTAGAAGACGTTTGAAGGTCTCTTCAACAGCAGATTCACCCTCGCTACCTGCCAGATCGATAGCCTTTTCCATCTGGATCCGGTTGAACTCCATCCGGGTGACCATGACCTTAAAGAACTCATCAGAGGTCGTCAGGAAGCGTTCAGGCCATGCGAAGAGAGGGAAGTTGGCAACATTGTGCAGCATGTGGACCAGGCCAGATCCTGCCTTAAACGCAAGGTTGTCGGATTCTTTTGCGCGTTCAGACAGTTCTTTCAGTGCAGCTGTTGTTTGACCCTGTTGGATAAGGTCACGGCTGCCGCCCACATTTGAAACACCGGTCTTGGCGGTACGCATCGCCAGCTCATAGGCTTCGGGGATGGTCTTGAAGAAGTTGTAATAGCTGGCAATACCTGCTTTCCTAGCCTTTGCATTACCACCAACCATTGCAGTCAACGGGCGGTAGACCACGTTGAAAGCGTTGGACAGGTTGTTGACTATGTGTGTCGGTGGGGCAGACAACATGGAGTTGTACATCAGCTTCAGGGCTGCATCAGTCCCGAGCGTTCCCATGTTTTGTGCAACGTCGACCATTTTGGTCACGTCACCACCAGTCAGCTGCAACATGGCAGCCGTCCGCTGGGCTTTCTGCAGTGCTTTTGGGTCACCGGATTCGATACCTTTGACCATATCCTCGAGCTGTTTACCAGCCTGCTCAATTGTTTCGTTGAGCTTTTCTGGACTAGCAGCTTTCATGAACCCTTCCATAGTTAGGTTCATGTCACCGACTTCGATGCTGTAGTCGCCCAGGCGCGTACCAATCAAGTTGCTGGTGTGTTTGTGCATCCTCAGCAGAGCCATCAGGTTGTCCTTCAAAACATCCACGTGGATATCAGGGGGGATACCTTGATCAGATGTCTTTGCCACTTTGTAAGCGGCGTCATAGATAGCTGAAGCGGTGTTGGCCATCATTGCCCGCACCTGGAAAGCACCACGGCGAGACAGGATCGTTTCGTCGCCATAGTTGATCGTGCTGAATGCGTCCTTGATTAGCTTGCCGTCGACGTCCAGGAAGTTGGCTAGATCACCTTCAACAATGTCTCGAAGGCTGGAAATCGTAATCCTGGCTTCTTTTGCGATGTCTGATTCATCAACGTCTACAGCCTTGATCAGGGCTTCGATAGCTTCACCCGCACCTTCGCCTCGAGCGTCTGCGATTTGTTTGACCTGGGCATTAGTTGCCAAGCGGCCACCACCTCCACCGTTTGCAGGAGGAGCTGGGGAAAGTTTTGCTTCGATCTGTTGAGCCGCGACTTTGGGCGCAGGTGTGATGGTGGGTTCGTGGGGAGTTGTGTAGGCAGACTTCAGATGCTGGCCTTTCGTTTGGCGTAGTGCATCTGAACCGTCAGTAGGCATATAGCCATCAAAGCCCTTAGTTCCTGTCAGCTCAAAAATCCCCTCTTGGTCAAACAGGCGGCCGAGCATCACAGCCTCGCCTTCATCTTCAACCAAGCGGGAAAGCTCGACTACTGGCTTTCCTGTTTGCTTGCTGATCCAGCTACCCAGATATACGTCTTCACGTCTGAGCATGTCTTGGTGTTTCATGATGAAAGCTGCTGCAGCTTCGAGATCATTTGGATCCTCGAGAACAGCGCCATCAATAGCAACCATGTGACCCACAAGGGGTTCTTCACCTGTAAAGGGGTCTAAAGAAGCTCCCACATCTGGACTTTTATTACCACCCCTCAAAAGTCTGTTGTACTCCTCTCTTAAAGCGTCGAGCTTTTCGTAGACGGTTTCAGCAAAGCCTTCTTTGATTTCTCTACGGAGACCAGGAGCAGCGGGTAAGAAGTACTCAGGAACAACTGCAGCAGCGTCATCCCATGTAGTGGGGATGCCTGCAGCTTCCAGATCTTGGATCTGAGAGAACCTTTCAAAGCGTTCTGTGTTGCCAGAATCGATTATCGACTTGCCAACTTTGTCAATGTTGAAGCTGCGCGGCGGTGGAGGTGTTACTTCCTCAGGTTTGAAGATGAGGTTCTTACCTTTCTTGAATCCGTACTTACCAAGCCGCCAGCCATAACGAACACCGGATTCGATCGCTGCACCCAGGCCGAAACCCTCGAGCGCAGTCTTGGTTGCTGCGGTATAAACGTTGTCCTCTTTATCAATAGCGAGGGCTGTGAGCCAGGTGTCTTTCAGCTCAGGGAAGGCATTCTCGATTTGGTTCGACATGTTGCCTTCGCCGGAGACGGCAGAGATTGCATCAGCTGCAACACCCCTTGCACCGCCTCGAATGATGTTGCCGGCAAGTGTTGTGCCGCCACCAGCAAAACCACCAGTAAGGGCCATAGTCAGGCCGAACTCAGTGATGCCCTGGATACCTTTACCAATGTCGGTCTGTGCGCCGTACTCGTCTTTACCTAGGTTCCACGTAGCCCAGTCATAATTACCTGCAAATGGGTTGTCCTTACCACCACGTGTCCAGTCAGGTTTGACTGTCTGAAAACTGGCGAATTTGACAACATTTTCACCAAGTGTTTTAGAGGTATCACCAATAACCTCACCAAGGCCTAGAGCCTTTTCACCGACACCTTGCAAGGCACCGGTGACAACTTTGACGGCCTCGGGTTGGTTTTTACGAAACTCCTCTGCACCAGCGGCGATGGCTTCGCGCTGTTCAGCCGTATCTGCCTTGCGCTGCTCATAAAACCCTGAGAGATCGGTTCCCAGGGTTTTATCAATAAAGTTAGTTACGCCAGGGAGCAGGTCATCTTGCAGGCCTGCGTCTTGGAGCACTTGGCCCATTTCTCGCTCAGTACCGACGTTGCCCGCAGGCTCGTCTTCAGGCTCAGGCTCAGACGCTTGCGCTGTGGCTTCGATCTGGTCTTCTTCTTTTAGATTATTGGCTTCGATTTCGCCAAGGAAAGTATTGGTCGCTTCTTCTGAAGCACCTTCTACCCTTTCAGGGAAGAGATTTAATTGATCCATGTTTTAGAGGTAATAAGCCTCGTCCACGCATGGAGGAGGTCAAGAACGGTTAATCAGTGTTTCTGCGTCTACCCAGCGGTTGCCTGTATATTTAGGGTCAAAGCCCCAGTAGTTACTAACAGCCCATTGCAGGTCCGCAGATGATGCAGATGGGGTAGTGAAGATTCGGTAAGCCTTTGGATATCTAGTTTTCATCTCGTGCTTCATATATTGAAGCTGATCTGTTTCACTGATCTCTGAGATGCTGCGGCCAAAATGCCGCTCGATTGCACCAAGACGTGCAGAATTGTTATGCCAGGATGCCCAAGAAATTAAACCACCGTTTCGGTTGGTTCCGTCACCAGCAACCTCTGGCCATTCACGCATACCGTTCCAGGACGATTCGTGAGAAATAGCGGAGGTGATGTAGGCAGCACCACGTGTGGGGAAACCCATTGATTGCAGATGTCTGAATCCTGTAGTGGAGTTAAGATCTGTTCCTGGCGCTGCTCTTTTGGGCCTAAATTCTCCGGCTGTGCTGTTTTCGAGGAGTCCGAGAGGTGGTTTTCCGTAGCGTTGGAGCTGGGCATTGATGAATGCACGCTCAGACATACCAAGCTTGCGAGCATAACTACGGGTAGTAGGAGAGACCTTATCTCCTGCAAGTATGTTTTTAACATCTAATTCAAGCGTCGTTTCTTTCAGAATCAGATCGTCTGTTGCGTTGATCTCTGAAAGGGGTACGTTGTTGATGATTGAGTTATATGAGTACCGCCTAAAATCCTGCTCACCTGGAGCAATAGTGATTGCCTCAAGACCATCTGAGCGTTGACCAGGGTCAGCCGTGAATGTAATACCTTCCTTGGCATCGTTATACAGAACAAATTCAGGACGTTTGGCGATCTCATCTATGAGCCTTTGAGCCAATACATTGCGCTCTTGAAGGTTGTTGAGAATGTCAGGGTTATCCCGTGCCTCTGCAGCTAATGCTTTGGTTAGTTCGTCTTGGAACATCTTTACCCGCATCTGATAAACAACGCGAGTTGTCTTCCGCATATCCGCCACACGAGATGGCGATTCTGAGCTGTTGAGGATTGTCTGCTCAATAAACGGTTTCAGCTCTTTGGTGTATTCAGCCGCTGCTTTGTTGTTCTTGATATCAACCTGGGTCAGAGCGTGCTGGTTGTAGACCTCAGGACGGATCCGACCTGCATCTAGATGGGCTTTAAGGACGTCTTGCGGAATGAACTCATTACGAGCCGCAGCTGCAGCTAGTTCTGCCTCGAGAGCAGGGTCGTTGTTGAACCCTTTCGAAGTCAGATTAGCCAGGCTTGTGCGAACAGTTTTGGTCTGGGGCAAAGCCTGCAGAGTTTCGATGAGTTGGGCTTTAGCTTCACCAGATGGGTTGTCGTAGTAATTCTGGATAGCAGTTTCAGCCTGCCTTGCGATCTCTGCCTTTTGAGCTCTGATGGCAGAATTCCGCTTCTCCCGTGCCTGCGTTACTGCTGGACCAAGTAGGTGGGCGTACTCGTCACCAAGTTTCGGACCATTCGGCTGGTTAGCCATTTTTGGCGTATCAGCCAAGCCCTCAATGAGTGCCACATCGCCGTCATTAACAGCAGACGCGATGATCGCCTTCATGGCTTGCTCGTTACTAGCAGCACTGAAGCCTTGGTGGCCGACGTTACCGTGAGCAAACCCTTCTGAAGCAACCTTCCATACCTCTTCTGCACTCATGTCAGAGCTAACAGCGGTGTAGATGTTGCTGTTTAGTTGACTAAGGTTTGCTGTTTGATCAGCTTTAATAGCTGCATTTAAGAGCTGTACCTCAAGTTTTGAAGTATTAGTTGCAATTGTTGGTGCAAGGTCCTTAAGGATCAAAGCACGGTTACTAATCAAGTTACCTTGTTCATCGGAGAGACCCGAAACCCGAAAGAACTGACGGTTAAGAGACCTAAGTAACGCCTGTGCTTCAGGCAAAGTACGAGGTTTTTGATCGTCAGGAATCAGGCGAATAGCCTCTTGAAGAAAGATTTGATGCGAAGAACGTGCGCTATAGACATTACCTTTAACTTCAGCAGCAATTCTGTGTGCAGAACCTTGCCTCAGTTGATGGCCTACATCTTTGTCTTCTAAACTCCCACTAGCCTCAACCTCTGACGCAGTTTCATTTATAGCAGAAGATTCAACACTAATAGCTGTATCGATATTTCTAGCTGTTTCAAGTTGCTGCTGTGCTTGTGCAGGTGGTTCTGTTCCGAGACCAACTGATTGCAAGAATTGATTTTCATTTGCAATGCGCTCATCATTTTGAGCTTTTGCTTTGAAAGCATCAGTAGCAATGCTAGACAATTTTAACAAGCCTTGCACTGCTTTCTGCTGTGCTTGCAGATTAGAACGTTCTACACCTTGCTGAAGTGATAGAACATTACGCTCGAGCTGCTGATCCTTGTTAAGGATCGAGATCTCACGATTTATGTTGTCTACTGCTTGCTTTGCTTTTTCTCTTTCTTGTTGACTTCTATCAATAGCCGCTACAGGATTAAATCCACGGCTCTGTGTAGAGCCTGCGAAATTATCTCCATAGGACTCCGGTTGGTAAATACGAGCCATTTCTTACGCATAAGAGGGGATTTCAAGTCCTGCCATTCCATAGGGATCCAGGATGGGTGCTTGAGTTGGGGGTGCAGTGCGGCTAAATGCCTGGTTTGCAGAGCTTCTAGCCTGATCGAATGCAATGTCTTGTGAGATTGCAGATTGAGCAATTGCACTGTCAACGGAGGCATTTTGTTGTGCTTGTGCTCGCCCGGCTTGACGATCCGCATCAAGGGCCAAAAGACCGATGGATTGTCCAGTGGCACCACTAGCGAGAATTTTGCCTTGCACACCGATTGATTTAGCTAGGATAGATTCTGTTTTGAAGGCAGCTTTAACACGAGCCTCTTCTGCTTTAGTCTGCTCTTGTACAAAGGTTTTGTTCAAAGCAGAATTGATATTGTCGAGATTTTGATAATAGGAACGTACAGAAGCTTGTTCCTGTCTTATTTGACCTTGCTGTTGCGTCAAAGCCTGTTGATTAGCCAATCGAGCACTCTCAGCCCTTTGGCGAGTTTGCATCTCCATTTGAGTGCGGGCCTGGGCGGCCTGCATCTGAGCAGCTTGCTGGGCTTGAGCAATGCTAGCGACAGTGCTAATTGCGCTGATCGCGAGTCCGATATTTGTAGCTGTGGCTGCTGAAGCTGCCGCTGCGGTTGCACCGGCGCCAGCGGTTACTACACACATAGTTTCACTATTTCTAAGTAGGGCAGGTGCTGCGGACCAGACGGGACAGACCTAATGGCCTTAAATCCAAGCATCCGCAGTAGTTTGTGGTGATACAGGTTCCTGGCGTCTGCAAGGTTCCAGAGGAGGCGGTAGTTGCGCTGTTCTTGTTTAAGCCAACGTTTTGCATGGCGAACAAAAGTGTGTGGGTTCAGTTCGACAGCAGGTGTACAAATCATCCAGATTTGACCCTTGATATCGGACTCTCTAACAATCCCAGCAACGCCTGCGATTTCGCCTTCAGTATTAAAGAAGGAGACCGCAACGTCGCTTATGAGAACACTGAAAACGAGGGCTATAGGCGAGTAGCCCAAACCCTCGATTTCTTGGCGATCTTCTGGTCGAAGATTTTTGGCAACTTGCACCGCGTCCTGCACAGTGGCAGTGCGGATGTGATTCATCAGATAGGCGAGATGCCTCGGTTGTTGTAGTGACCTTCCCAGCTATACCCAGTGATGGCTGAAGGGAATGGGTCTAGGGCGTTGATGGTGGTTTTGACAATATCTCCGCGACTCATTACAGGGATAGTCTGTGTTGAGATTTCATTGATAGGAGCTTCGTCTGCGTCATACACGTTAGAGCGAGTCATGTCTGCATCTAACTGTTGTTGGTCATAACCAAGCTTATCAATGATAATTTCGTATCGACCCGAGTAGTAAAGGTCTAGGTGCATCAAAGTGACAGTCGGCACATTTACCCGATCAGCTTTGCCCTCTTGAGTCACAAAGATAGAAGGCAGGGTTACGGTGGCTGTGTATTGAACACCGAGCACCCAGTCAGCTGTAAGCAAATCTGTATTGACAATAACGTAATAGTTATTGTTTACAGAGTCGAATTGGGGCTCAACCCTACGAAAGGTCGACTTGAAGTCACCAGAAGTGACGACTACGTTATAAATTGCCTCAAAGAATACGATGCTGTTAGGTACAATAATCCTAGTATTTAGAGCATCCTCTACAGAAGTAGTTAATGTAGAGCCAGCTACAGTGGCATCGAGTCGAGGGGTGAACTTTGAAAATCCCACGTCGATAGGAGCTTCATCAGGATCATCAATAAGTTCAGTTTTCACAAGGATATGTCTATCTTCTTCTGATCTAAGGATGATATAGCAAAGGTCATCCTCAGTCGCAAACATATCTACAGAGCCTGGATAATTCCACTTGGTCCAACCAGCCAGCTGTCTCTCATCACCTTGGTTAAAGAATTTGAACACATAGACAGTAGATGAACCATCACCAAACACAAGCATATTGTTATTTGGCATTACCTCACCCCATTGAAATCCATTGGGGAGGTACTCAGGAATTACTCTAGTGATATCAGCAACGACTGGCCGGTTTGCTACGGAGTCGACAGCCATCTCCATAACTTTGGAGTATGTCGCACTTTCTGCAATGAACGCAACACTTACACCAGAATTGAGAGGTTGAACTTTAGACTTATAGAAGTAGTTCGAGATCTCCTTCATCTGGATCGTAGCGCTGGAAAATACCAGCTCACTAGAGCTCATCAAAAACTGACTAAACTCAGCGAATAGAATCAGACCTTTCGGTGAAGGAACTGCAGCCTTGAGAATAGCCGGCTTAGTAGAGCTAGCAGTCATATCAATTGGATCCGCATCACTTACAGCAATAGCTGAATTGACAAAGAAATTGAAATAACTACCAGGCTGCGACATAATCACAGCATCTTCAGAGAGAAACCCTAGGCGATTGTTGAAGAAGAACATATCGCTGATTGTCCGTCCCACGAACGACGGCTCGGGGTTGCTGGTTTCATCACCAACTTCACGTCCAGCCCAACCACCCAATGCAGAGCCAGAAGAAAGGGCATCGAGCGTAAACGTTCCATCCGCTTGACGTACAAGCGCATGGGGCATTGTGGAGGTGTTTAGGTTTGTCTTGATACCGGGAGCTACCGTCTCTTGCCAACTACCAGCACCCGGAACCCCAGGAGCTTGCGTGGTGAATCTGACGTAGTAGTCGTCAGCGTCAGCTTCTTCAGTGTTGGATACTTTAAGAACTTGACCATCCCAGCCCTGCTCTGGAAGTTTCGAGATATCTCGTGCAAAGCCTTTGATAGCTCGCATGGCGTTGTTTACTGTGCCACCGCGAGTTGAGACGTTAAAGTCGCCACCACTCGTGCGCGTGATTTTGATAACTGCACCAATGTTTTCTGCCGTGAAACCAGATAATGCGTTGATGTCGTTAGTTAGGTCTGTAGTCACAGCCGCCATATCCAGAGCACCCGAGGTGGTATCAGCGGGTGTTGTGAAAGTTGCTGTCCCTAGACTGTTGTACGCATAGACAAACCGTTCTGACGTCACGCGGATCGTGCAGGTTTCGCCTTGCATAGTCACATTGACAGTGTCACCTACACGCCAGCCTGTGCCTCCATTTTGGAGGATTGCATCTGTTTGATAACGCGAGACATATTCAGCGTCTGACTCGACACGATGTGATACATCAGAGACATGGACAGAAACGCCATTAGACAAGTTGAGGCGCGACCCACGTGGATTAGAGTTACGGAAGCTAAAGCTAGATGACGCAACAGTAACTCGATAGCTTCTTCCACGGCCAGATTGAACCATCCCACCGTTGAGCAAAAGCCTTCCATCGCCATAGTGATCCAAGTTAGTAAAATTAGGACGACTACCTTGATCAATAACAGAAACTCGATCAATCTTGTATTCATCATAATTACCACCCTCAAGGTGTGATGAACACTGATTAACTAATCTAAACTGCAGGCCAGTTTTACTTGTATTAGTCGCATGAGTTACCGAAAAGTTTTGGGCATCTACATCACTACATGCTCCACCGTCATTTTCTTGGTATGTACCAGGTATAACTTCTATACCTGTGGCTTGATAAACCTTCGACGGTGCTGCACCTGCATCATTGATATCGATGTTGTAGGTGGTGTTGTAAGCGACTTGACTGATTACAACTAATGCTTCGCTGTTGTTTACAGTCGACTCATCAGACGACATAGAGACGCGAGTTCTATTGTTAGATAGAAGCGTGTAGTCTGCAATCGTTAAATTAGTGACGTCATCAGGCTCTGCGTCTGCAAAGTACGAGGTAGCTGAACTTGCGATTGTTACTGTCCGTTCAGCACCATCGTTCAGGTCCCACACACGGAGCCGGAAACCAGTGTTATCGCGATACATACAAACGGCATACCGTTCGTTGTTGTCTCGAAAAATGGAGAACCACTTAGCCTCAGGGGGGATGCCAGTCCCTAGTTCTGCCGTGAATTCAGAACCAGGACGCTTACGGCAACCGAAGGTGGGGTCCAGATAAACGTTCTCAGCTGCGCGTACTTGTCCAGGCAGCTTGACGGGGTCAGGTTGTTGCGAGACCCCACCCAATAGGTTTGGGACTTTCTGTGAAATAGCTGCCATAAGAATTAGAACCGATATGCGGCGTCAAAGGGTCGATAGGAGGGGATATTCAGGTTGTCTTCAGTACCTAGGAAGCTGTAATCACCTTGCTCGGTTTCATACTCGAGCATGGCTGCGCGGGCTTGTGCTTCCTCACGCTCACCAAATCTGACAGCTTCAGTAGATCCAACGGCACGGCCTGCATACAAATTAGCAGCACGCATGGTTACATACTGCTTGAATGCTTCAGGCATATCATCGAACTCAACTAGCCAGATGACGTCAGCTTTGACTTGTTCATCAAAGTTATAGGTATGATCACGTTTGTTATATAGCTTGCCTTCTCGAATAACTACATCCAGGCGAGACGTACGGGTTGTATCAATCTGAAGAATGTTAGCCGGAATAGCAATCTTCTTAGCTGTGTCTGGGTTAAAGGGGTAGGCCCTCTCAGTGTTGTAGGTCCAGCCCTCAGATTGCACTGAGTTCGTCACCTCATCCAACACGTTTGCAGCCATAACAACCATAGGGTTGTCATTATCAATTGTAGTGACAGGAGCCTGTCCCACATTGGAAAGGACGACGTTGGTTGCGGCCAGTTTCGTTAGTTTTGTTGCCATTAGTTTTCTAGGGAATGGGGAGCCCCGAGGAGCCTAAATGAAGGCTCCAGGGGTATAAATATCAGGTATTCAAGAAGGCACCAGCCACAGAAGTGCGGAGAGAACCACACCCCATAGCGAGCTTCCCGACAATCAGATCACCGGCATATTGGACCCTGAAGTCCGCCGAAGTTGTCTCCACAGAAGGAGCAATAGACTGGACAACGCCAGCTGCTTCACGGTGGAAAAGAAGACCACAAGTGTTGGTGAAGTCACCGTTGTAGGTGTTATTTTCACCGGTCACAGCAGCAACAGTACCGGCCAAGAAAGGCAGGTTGTTGCTCTTCCGGATTGAGATACCGGCAATGCTGTAGAGGCCGTCAGCGCTGTTCAGGGAGCCCTGAGTGGAGCCCAGGTCGCGGTTCAGGATTCCGGTGTCCACAGAGGACACGAGGGAGTGGTACTGACGGGGGTTCAGCACGGCCACGCGGCCCTCTTGGGGAGCATTGCGCTCGTCGAGGACACTGGCGGCCTCGAAGAAGCCGTCCACAAGTGCCTGAGCGTTGTACTGGTTACCAGCACCGAGCTGCACACGGAAGCCACCAGGCTCACCGGTAACAGCAGAAGCTTCAGCAGAAGCGAGAGTCAGAACACGTGCAATCCGCTCATCGTAATGTTTGGCCAAGGCCTCGCCGATTTGCTTGGAGATCTCAGATCTGGCAGACCACTGGCTGAGAATTTCATCAAGCTCATATACAAACTGGCTGGCGACGAGAAGATCATCCATGACGATCGTTTTCTCGTTGCTCTTGATACCAGCGTCACCAAGAATTGGCGTCCCAGGTGTATGATAGCCCGCACTGAGCTTACCAGTCAGCAAGAACTGTTTTGACTTCGCTCCACGCAGATCATAGCTGCGAACAAGACCTTTGAAGATCGAGCTGGAGTTGAAGGCATTGAACACCTCGCCACTGAAGATTTTGAGCGCTGTCGCGTATTTAGTCGCGTAATTAGCGCCTGTAATGTCACTATTATTGACGGCATTTTGGCCGACAATGTTTGCAATGTTTGCCACTTTTCTAAAAGTAGAAGGGATGAATGGTCGGTCTTAGCGATCATTTCCTTTTCAGTGAAAGTTGTCCTGCGTACAGGGCTTCCTCCTACTTTGGTTAAATCTTATTTAGACCTAGGTTGTAACACAATCGATTGTCGCCGAAATAAGGGTCGGACGCGCCCAAAAGACAGGGGAGGAATCGAACCTCCCTTCGCACCAGCTCTGTCAAACATCAGCGGACGCGCTTGATGTACTTAACGCCGCGATAGGTGAGGGTAACAGACATGATTAAAGAAGATAAGCCCATGCGCGTTCCAGCCTTGGGTATCCCGTCCCTCTGTGGGGGATGAACGTACTTTAATCAGAGCAGGTCTGGGCTCCTAGAGAGCTTTTCTTCAACGTCAGCGCGGAATGCTGGGTCTCGTTCATATCGAGGATTGCCGATATCTACCATCAGTTCCGCGTGGCTTCTGTAGCCCTGCACCCTCGGTGCGGACTTAGAGCCAGTGACCATTGGGGCCTCGTAGCCTTCAGCCGCTTTGTAGCGATTGTTGAGAGCTTCCACTGCAAACTTAACTGCAGCGGCGCTGCCACCATTGGTCACTTCGTTGTATGAGTTGATCTCATCTTGTGAGAGGTTTGAGGCTGCCCACTGGACCATCGATTGGTAGGCAGATTCTCCACCCACCGAGTCATAGATCGACTGGGCTTCAACTTGCACAGCCACTTGCTGTTGGTTCTTGCTGTAGAACTCCACATAAGCCTTGATCAGGTCTTTGGAGTCCATTTTGCTGAGCTCTTCAATGGTCTCGTCTGAGAGCTCGCCTTTGGCGTACTCCTCAGAGGCCCTGGTCAGCGCAGCCTCAGTTGGTTGGACCTCAGGGGTCTCCTCCTCCGTAGGCTCTTCTTTGTCCTCTACAGGCTCATCTTCTTGACCTTGGGATTGTTTCTTTTCAAGCTCTTGGTAGGCCTTTAGGAGGTCTTCCTGGCTGCGGAACTTGCCGCCGATTAGCTCGTTTGACTCCTCAGCGCGTTGGAACTGGCGTTCCTTGTCCTCTTGTGCAGTTTCTGCGAGCTTTTCACCGATTTCTAGGGCAGCCTGCTCAGCAGCCTTAGATTCATCAGAGCGCTCGGGTGTTGGGTCGAATTCGCGTGGCATGTTTTCAGTATTCGATAACTCTCACGCCTTGGCGTGGGCGTACTTTGGGCTTGGCGTTTTTGTCATACTTACCAGCTGAACTGGTCGGACTGACCTTCGGCTTGATGCTGTAGTCAATCTCCTTGGCTGGTTCGAGTTCTTCTGGCAGCCAAGCGTCATTTACTGACGTGGTCGGGTCATTGGCCTTGAACTGGCCGTCAGAGGTCCGCGCCCGCTTGCGGCGGGGGGCCGGCTTCTTGTCCGTCATTTGCTTGTTGGAGTAGTTGTTCGCCTACTGGGCTTTTTGCCAGCTGGCCGGCCTGTCCCACCAGGGATTGCGTGAGGCCTGCTTGCTGGGCTTGTTGGGCTTCTTCGGCCATCGTCTCGGGTGACTTGACCAGGTTGAGCGTGTCGATACCTGATGCAGCTGCAAGCCGTTTCAGAAACTCTGTGGGGTCAATGAACTGGGCCAGGGCTTCAGGCCCCATTGCTTGACCCACGGTTTGCATGAACTCCACAAGAGCGGCTCGGTCTTCACCACGGCCAACGCCACCTAGGCCGGCCACCACGGTCGGCATCACTAGCCCTTTAGGCAGGCTTGGGAGGAGTTTGTTGCGCTGCAGTAGGTGCAGCTTTCGGTAGAGGTAAGGCGTAAGGAGCTCAACAGTCAGAGCGCCGTAGATCCCCGAAAGTTGCCGATCGAGTTCCATGCGGGTCTGGTTGACCTCAGTGGCAGTTGTGCGCTCAGATTGCCGGACATTCAGGATCAGGAAGGCGTCACTGATCCGTTGGGTCAGGTCGGCGATCATCCGTTGAACAGTCGCGAAGTCGGCGGTCTTACCCACCTGCACCACAGACACGTCTTCGGCCCGGCCTTGGATAATCGAGCCGGTGTGAGCCTTGGCAAGTGAT